TACACAGGACAACCTGATAAAATTTGGTTAGTGGTTAATAAGAAAGGTGATGAATTTGGATTACTAATAACCGACTGGAAAACAAATAAACCTAAAAACTTTGTTGCTAATAATTTCACAAAGTCAATGTATAGTCCGTTTCAGAAGTATCCAAATACTGCATTAGGACATTATTATGTTCAGCTACCACTTTATGGTAAATTATTGTTAAAAATGTTAGAGGGGACAAAATATGAAAACATTAGGTTATATGGATGTATTGTCGTATTATTGCGTGAGGATTCAGAATATGAAGAATATCGTGTTCCACAAGATGTAATTGATACCGTTCTTAATATGAACGTAAAAGATTATTTAAATTGACAATAAACTTAAAAAGTTATATATTTAAACACTATGATTAAACTAACATTTTACACAAAAAACAAACAAGTTACCGTTGATTTTGGTGACCTACATCACGAAAGTTACGAGAACGTACCAACAGTTCAGGTAAGAGAAGGATACTATGAAGTTATGAAACGAATTGATAATATTATGGTTCCTTCAGGTTACTCATCAATTCCGGTACTCAGAGTACCAATTTCACAAACAATAATGTTTATCGAAGAATAATATGATTACATTTGGAATTATCTCAATTGCAATATCAGTGTATGTTGCTTACGATATTATAAAAACTGTTAAAAATAATAAATAAATGGATTTAGAAAAACCAAGAATTAATTTAAGAGAAATGAACTTTGTTAAATGTGACGAGTGTGACTTTGACCAGTTCAAAGAAGTTACTTATTTAAAATTAGTCCCAAAACTAATGACAGGGTCGCCTAATGACACAATCGTACCTTTTCCAACTTACGCTTGTCTGAAGTGTGGACATATTAATGAGGAATTAAATCCTTTCACACAAGACTCACCTAAACTTGACTTATGATAAAAAAAATAATTCATTTCAGTGATTTACACATTCGTTTATTTAAAGACCACGACTTGTATAAGAGAATTTTACAAGATGCCTTCAAACAGTGGAGAGATATTGCTCCTGACCGTATTGTCTTTACTGGAGATTTAGTACATTCTAAAAATCAAATGACGCCTGAGCTTGTTGAATTTATTGCTTGGGTATTGACAGAATGTTCAAAAATTACTAAGACAATTTTAATACCTGGTAACCATGACTTCCTTGAAAATAATATGGAAAGATTGGACGCCTTAACTCCAGTGGTGGATTCACTACAAAATGAAATGGTGGTCTATTATAAAAATAGAGGTGTTTACCCTGACCAAAATATTGATTGGTGTGTGTACTCACTTATGGACCATAATATTCCACCTGAGATTGAAAAATCAGACCGAGTTAAGATTGGATTGTTCCATGGTCCTGTACAAGGATTAACAACCAATTTAGGATTTAAATTTGAAGATGGATTTGAATCTTCAAAATTTGATGGATGTGATTTGGTATTTTGTGGTGACATCCATAAGAGACAAATCTTTGATATACCTGGTGGAAAGAAAGCTTATATGATTGGTTCAACCATTGTACAAAACTATGGTGAAACTATTACAAAACATGGGTATGGAATTTATGATGTTGAAAAGGATGAATATGTTACTGTTGACTTACATAACCCAAAACCATTTATTGCTTTTAGAATAAACTCATACGAAGATATTGAAAATGGAAAAGAAAAACTCGTTAACTATTGAGTTAAGTAGATTAGACTCTGAGGATATTAATTTATTTTGTAAATTAAATGAAATAAATGATGTAAATGGATTTATTACATTATGTTTGAGAAAAGGGTATTATATTGAAAAATATGGATTATTAAATCAAGGTAACCTACCTGATGTAATTGAAAGAGAATTTGAAAGAGAAATAAAAGTCGAGGATACTTCAAAGATTGAAGAACTTGAAAATCAAATTTATATACTTAAAGGTAAACTTGAAAACCAAAAAGAAATTGAGTGTTTAAAACTTCAAGAAACACTCATGGAACTTAATAGACAACTTGGAGATAAAAATGAAACAATAAAAGAATTAAGAAGTAAGGTTAATGACCTTGAAAATTTGACAAAAACTTCTTATGCTTTTTATATGAAAAATTCAAACTTAACAAATAAATTATAATATTATGACAGCATTTATTGTATGGGCAATATTAGCCTACGGATTTAGCACAATAATGGTATATGGTACCATTTTTAAAGGAATGAGAAATTTCATAAAAGAATATGGGGAATCTGATTTGATTATGTCTGATACATCTAAATTCATATCTGGTATTTTATCATGTATGATGTGTTGTTCTACATGGATTGGGTTTTTCTTAGGTTTATTTATTTATTCCCCTACCCACGAATTATTCCAATTAAACTCATATTTCTCTTGGTTTTTTGACGGATTATTGGCTTCAGGGTCAGTATGGGGAATAAATGGATTTATTGAATGGTTCGAAGAAAATAGACCAAGTAAAATTAAATAACTAAAAACAAATATATATGCCAAAATCAAGATTAAGACCAAACCACAAACAGAAAGTTGCGGCTTGGAAAATGAAAGTAGAACACGCTAAAAGACGTTATCAAAGAATGATGAACGAAGCGATGATGGAACAAATTGAAAAAATTAGAGAGGCTCAATCAGGAACCACTGAGAACAATGAACCTGTTCAGCAAACCGTTTAATTTAGAGAGAGTAAGGATGATTAAAGATTTGGATTTTAATAAGTTTGAAAACCCATATGTACAAGTCGTATGGGAGGATGCTCCCGAAAATTTCACACAAGAAAAGTTAAAGAATGTGAAACATTACTTCCAAAAGAAGTATAACACAACTAGTGTAAATGTTATTACAAAACTTAAAAAGAGTGAAGAAGTTCAGGACAATGTTGACGTGTCATTCAATATTATGGATGAAAACTTCCAACATGAACTTATGAAATCCATTCTTGAATCTAAAGGACAAGTAAATCTTTATGAAGATATTCTAAAAATTGACTCAGCAGTTAACAACAAAATGATTGCTGAACAAGAAGAGGTTGGGACATTCAAGAAGTGGTTTATTAAGAAAATTGAGTTTTCAAATTTTTTATCTTACGGTGAAAATCAAACCCTTAACTTTGAAAAGTTAGGGGGTATCACTGTAATTGAATCAGACCCACCTAACTTTGGAGGTAAGACTGTTCTATCTGTTGATTTATTGTTATTTTTATTCTTTAATACTACGACCAAGACAAACAAGGCTGAGGAAGTATTCAATAGGTACTCAGATAAAGATAAAGTATCTGTTCGTGGTGAGATTGTAATTGATGGTGAGGATTACATTATTGTTCGAGAACTTGAACGTAAAAAATCAAAGGCAGGTGAATGGAATGTTAAAACTGAATTAGATTTCTTTAAGAAATATCCTGATGGTTCATTAGTTAAGTTTACTGGAGAACAAAGACGAGAAACTGAAAATTTCATCAAAACATCTATTGGAAGTTATGATGACTTCTTAATGACTATTTTAACTACAGGTACTAACCTTGAAGATTTACTTGAGGCTAAACCAACGGCAAGAGGACAAGTTTTATCAAGATTTTTAGGATTAGATTTCTTAAAAAGAAAAGAAGAAACTGGTAAAGAAATTTATTCAGTATTTTCTAAGTCTATGATTTCAAATATCTACAACACTGAATCATTAAAAACTCAGAATGAGGAGTTAGTCATTACCAATGAAACTATTAAAAATACAATTAAGGAAAATCAAACTAAGATTGTTGATGTTAATGGACGTATTGATAAAGGTCAGGAGTATCGTGACAATTTATTAAAATCAAAAGTTGTTGTTGAAAAAGAACTTACTCTAATGAACCCTGACCAAACTCAAAAAGAGATTGATGGGTTTGAAAATCAGATTAAACAAAACATTTTATTGAGAGATTCAATTAAGATTGTTGAACCTTCAGAGTTTTATACTGAAAGTGAACACGACAAGATTAAAGAAGAATATCAAAAGGCTTATAAGCAAAAAGTTGAGGTTGATACGAACATTTCAGGAATTGAAAAGTTAAAAAGTTCTGTGAGTGGTGGAATCAAATGTGAACACTGTGGAATTGAATTAATGAACGCGGCAATCACACAATCTAGAATCGCAGAACTTGACGGACTTATCATGCAAAAAACCGAAATACAAGGGCTAATGCAGGAATTGTCCGACAAAGAACAGGGGTTTGTTAAACTTAAAAAAGACTTTGATGAGTATGAAAAAAATAAACTTGTTTATGAAAAATACCAAGCTACAATAGAAACATTCCAAACTAAAAAAGAAACTTTGGAGTCAAAACTATCAAGGTACTCTGAGATGCAAGACGTTATTAAGTCAAATGAGCAAATCGAGAGCCAAATCATAAAGGCAAATTTAAGGTTGGAAGAATTAAAAAGAGAATTGGAACAGATACAAAAAAGTATCTCCAATTCAGAGTTCCAAATTAAACAAAACGAGGAGAAAATTGACGGTAATTTAAAGACAATTGTTAAAATTGCTGAGGAACAAGAAAAAGAAATGAAGTATAAATTGTACTTGGAATTGTTCGGTAAGAATGGTATTGCTAAGAGAATTATGAAGAGCATGATGCCACTTATCAATTCAGAGTTACAACGATTATTACAGGACTCTTGTTATTTCAGATTAGAAATTCGTATTAGTGAAAAGAATGAGGTTGAGTTTTGGATGATTGATAACAATACCCAAGTTGAAAAACTTATGACAACAGGTTCAGGGTATGAGAAAACCATTGCATCACTCGCTCTAAGAGCGGTACTTGCCAAAGTATGTTCATTACCAAAACCAAACATTACAGTATTTGACGAGGTGTTCGGAAAGATTTCCAACGACAACTTGGAAATGGTATATGAGTTCTTTATTAAGATTAAAGAGTACTTTGAAAACATTTTAGTAATTACACACAACCCAATGATTTCAAATTGGGCGGATAATGTAATCAAAATTTCAAAAACAGACAATATCTCCAAAGTTTCACAATAATTCTTTGGGGATATTGTTTTTTCATCGTATATTTGTAGAAATAAAATTATGGAATATATACTTTTTGCTTTTGGGGATTACAAGGAAACTGAGCCTCACATTAAATTAATAATTGATTGTGTCTCACAAATATCTAAAAAAGACGTAAGGTACCAATATGGAGACGCTGGGATAATAGTTAACTTTGAAACTTCATTGGATACTGATGGAATTAGTAAATTTTTTGAAGAATCAATAACTAAATTGACCGCAATGTTTTTTGTTTTTCCTGTAAATGATAATATGATTCTTTCTATGGATGAGGACATTCATAGTCATTTATTTGGTGAAACTGACAAAAAGTCAGACAATAAAGTCACAAATTTTACAATTGATATGACTGACATACCTAAGTTTGGGGATAGTGATATCAGTGATTCTATGGAAAAACTGTTTAGTGTATTATTTAAACCACAGACAATACCTGTTGAAGTACCTACTTTGGACCAATTATTGGACAAGATAAATGAATCAGGTATTGACTCATTAACTGAAAACGAAATCAAATTATTAAATGAATACTCAAAATAAATTAAACATGATAAATAAACAATCTGTAATTCCAATTAATCAAGACGAAGTTAGTTTTTACTTAAAAGACATTAGGAAAATTAAAGTGATGACACCTGAAAGAGAAAGGGAGTTATCAAAAATAATGCAATCTGAAAACATTTCAGAAAAACAAAAAGAGTCAATTAAGAAGGAAATTTTAGAAGGTAATTTACGTTTTGTCATTACAGTTGCAAAACAGTACCAAAATCAAGGAGTTGATTTTCCTGATTTGGTTGCGGAAGGTAATATTGGATTGATGAAAGCTCTGAATAATTTTGATTGGTCTAAAAATTTAAGATTTATTTCTTACGCAGTTTGGTGGGTTAGACAATCAATTCTACAGTCTCTTAACGAACATTCACGAACTATTCGTATACCCGTTAACGTTGTTCAAGACCTACATAAAGAAAAAAAGAGAGTTGAAAAAACTGACGGTAGAATGGAGGATAAATTCGCCAACTTACCATACACTATTAACTTAGAGACTCAAATCAATGAAGAGGGGGATACTTTAATTGATTTGATTGAGAATAAGGATTCTATGAGACCTGACGAAGTATTCAATACTTCACAACAATTACGAGATGGTTTAGTTAATATACTAAACATATTAGATGAAAGAGAAAAACAAATTGTTGAGGACTATTATGGAATTTCAGGTACACCTAGAACATTAGAGGATATCGGTTCAGATTTCAATCTAACTAAAGAAAGAGTTAGACAGATTAAAGAAAAGGCTCTACGTAAGTTACGTAATGAGAGTTCATCGTTGTTCGATTATATCTGATGAAGTATTTATTGTTTATTATTTATATTTAAATTTTAAAAAAAAAGTTATGGACAAAATTAAAAATTATCTTCCGATTACGACTTTTGTTTTAGTATTCTTAATTTTCATTAAAGGATGTGGAACAGGAAGTCAGGTTAAATCAACACAAAAAGATGTTGAAATTTTAAAAACTAAAGTAGATTCACTATCCAATATTTTGGTAACACAAGATGAGATGGTTAAGTTAATTAAAGAAACTCCAAATTGGAAAACTTTAGAGATTGAAGAATTATCTGACAAAAACAATGTGCCAATAAATCATTATAAGAATGAATTAGAAAAATGAAAAATTGGTTAACTAAAAATCTAAAAAACATTATCGTAACTGCTTTTGTTATACCGATTTTACTTGTTGCCTTTGTTTCTATTTCCCATGTAACTTCTTTTTACGGGTTATCGAATCCATTTACTTGGGCAATTTATTTGTCTGTTGGTATTGAAATTGCTGCATTGTCAGCACTTGCGGCTGTCTCTGTTAATATGGGTAGGTTTGTTTACTTACCCTTTTTTATTGTGACTCTAATACAAATGTTAGGTAACATATTTTTTTCATTCACTTATATTGACGAAACAGGGCAATCGTTTAAAGATTGGATTGATATGACTGGAGGATTATTTGAGACTATGGGTGTTGAAAGAAACGATTTAAATTCACATAAAACAATTTTATCTTTTTTGACCGGTGGATTATTACCAATAATATCTTTAACTTTCGCACATATGTTGGTTAAATTTAGTGAAAAAAATCAGTCAGTAGTTGAAGAAGTTAATGATAAAGTGGAGTTAACTACCGAGGATGCCCGTAAGATAATGGAGGAGAAAATTAAACAAGAAGAAGAAATAAGATATAAACCAACAGAAGAGGACTTACAAAAATTAGAAAAGGTTATTAATGTTATTCATCACGAACCTGAAGAAGTATCCACAGAACCTATTAGACCATCTGATGAGGAGTTAGATAAGTTGCAAGATTTATTGAACCAAAAATATATGGGGCATATTGAAAATTCTACAACTACTGAAGATACTGAAACAATCTTGAATAATGATGAGAATAAAGAAATTACTTTGGAGGAAAACACAATAAACGATTCCTTAAATCCGCCAAGGTCTTTGAGATATGTCAACGATAGAATTTACGGTAGATAAGTATGGTGTTTTCAAATCTCTTGGTACACACGATAAAAAGAACATAATATTATGTTCAACTAATAGGGATATTACAAATTATTTAATTAGTTTAAAATATCGGTATTTAAAAGAATACTCTAAAATCCCTCACTATATTATTACAAAAACCGGCACAGTGTTACAATTATTGAATAACACTGATGTCGGTTATTTTTTTCAAAACCCTGAAATAGATAATGAGAGTATTGTTGTTTGTTTAGAAAATTTAGGATGGTTTGAAAAAGAAGTACAAAATAATGGTTTCAAAGACTGCTTTGGTAATATTTATAAAGAAGTAGAAGTTTTTGAAAAAAAATGGAGAGATAAACTTTATTGGGACGTTTTTACTGAACAACAAAAAAATGTTATTTATCCACTATTAGATAAAATTTGTACTGAAAATAACATAAAAAAAAGGTTTATTGGACATAATACTAAAGTAAAAGGGTTCAGTAAGTTTGAAGGTGTACTGATAAGAAGTAATATTAATCAGAGATATTTGGACTTAAACCCATCTTTTGATTGTGAATATTTAACAAAAAAATTTGATAATGATGAATTCATATAATGACATTAAAGACCATTTAGCCAAAGTAAGACAGGCTCTTAGCTCTAATCAACAAAACATTAAAGAAAATAAAGATATTAAAAATCTCTATGTTATTAAAGAGGATTTTGAGGCGACAGGGGATATCACTAAGAAATACGATTTGGGTAAAACTATTGAAGATGAAATTGATGTGGACATTGATAGAGAAATCCCAAAAGATGAATACGACCAAGCTTATAGAATATCTGGAGGGGTATTAATCATTTACGGAAATAAAAAGTCTGATACCGAACTTACTAGTGAAGAGAAAACAGTATTTCAAGAAACTATGGATGAATTTGTAAGTGAAGTTTCTGATTTAACAAATTTTGGTCCATTACAAATATATTCAAATAATGTTGAGTGGTCAGGTAAAATTGTTGATTTTGATATGACATTTAAATTTAGAATAGGTGAAAGTAACGGATTGTACATTACAGGGGACACATTACAGGTTGATGATAACTTTTTAAACACTATCACAAAATTACAAACCTATTACGAGAAATTTAAATCTAAGTGGGCTAAAGTGATAGCATCAAGAAAAAAGACAAGTGTAAAAAAGTAATTAATTATGGCTCTATCCCAAAGTGAAAAAAAAGAAATTGAAACTCTTGTAAAAAAAGAGATTAAAGACTTTTTAAATTCAAACACTCTTAGGCAGTTTGAAGATAAAATGTTAGATATGGTTGCTAAAGATTTAAAAAGAGGAAAACTAGAATCTGAGACCAAAGAAATTGTAATAAAAATATTCAAAGAGTTTTACCAATTGATGTGGACACAAAGGTCAATGTGGGAACCAAGACTAAGAAGTGCTTAAAAAAAATGGAAAACAAAATCGCAAGTAATTTTAAAAGTGAGTTAAACAAACAATTTGCAGCGGCTTCTGCCCAAAACTCCGATTTGAACTCAATTGAAGGTGTTAAAACTAAATCTGATTTCATCAGTTCAATAAAAGAGAAGAAAGGTGAAACTAATGAAAAATGGTCTGAGAAGTACAAAAAAAGTATAGACTGTAACAACCCTAAAGGTTTTAGTCAAAAAGCTCATTGCCAAGGTAAGAAAAAGAAAAGTGAGAATAAAGAGGCGGCATCTTCAGGAGGTGCAGGTGCTTTTGTTACCGCACTGTCAGGTAAAGTACAAGAAAATATTACTGAAGCTGAAAGAACTATTATGGCTAAATTAAGAGACTTATCTAAAAAGTACGCTAAAGAAAAAAATGACTCACCATCGAAAGAACAAATAGAAAAAATTTATCAAGATTTAAAAAAACAATTTAACAAAGGTGTTAATGTTGAAAAAGAACATAAATCTGCGGACCCTAAACTCATAACCTTAGACCACTTATCAGAGGACCCAAAGTATTATGATAAGTTAGAAAAGGTTGAAGCTAAAGAGGCGACTAGTTCATTTTCTTCAGGTTCATATGAAACACCATCATTTTTAGCAAAATCCATGAGTCCAAAAAAGTGGAGAGGTAGAAGTAAAACACAGATTCCTGGAGGTAAATTTGTTGAGGTTAAAAAAAAATGTAAGAAATTTCCTTACTGTAATCAAGGAGATATTAATGCGCTTACTTTAACTGAAAATAGTACAATAAAAAATATTATTAAAAAATTGGCAAAAGAATTTGGAGTTAACGAGTCAATTATAAAAAAAATTATAATTAGAGAATACTCTAAAAACTAAAAAGCTAATTATTGTGGTATTTATATAGTATGAATAAGAAAACTATCATAGATAAAATTTTGAATGAGTCAATCGATGACAAAATTAATGAATTGACATCAAGACTTGAAGAAAAAATTAATATTTTAGAAGTTGATGCTTATGATTTAGAATATGAACAGACATATGTTTTTGATAGTGTTAATGGAAAACCTAAAAGAGTAATTTTTAAAGGTAGAGGTAGAAAAGGTAGGAGTGATTCTGAAACCCAAACTTATCATTTTGAAGATGATAGAGGTAACGATATAATGTTATCAAAAAAAGGAGTGTTGAATAAAATAAAAAATGTAGATAAAGAAATGAAAAAAGAAAATGACGAGTTTACCGAGGGTAATGCTTTCACAAAAAAATTGAAAGATACCAAAAAAGGTGGTGAATTTAAAATTGGAAATAAAACTTATGTTGACAAATCAGAATTAGAAGAAAAACTATATGGTGGTCAAAAAAAGTTAGACAAAAATAACAATAATAAAATTGACTCTGAGGATTTTAAAATGTTAAGAAAGCATAATAAATCTGAAATTGAAGAGTTAGGTGGTATGGATGATGTACACCCAAGATTTGGAAAGAAAAATTTTGGAAAAATGAGTTATGATGAGATAATTGGTCTTTTAACTCAAAAATTGGAAGATGATGAGGATGAAAGTGGGACGAAAACCAATAATAGTGACCGTTTGGAAGAAGCTAAAAAATTTATTCAGAAAGCGGTAAATAAAATGGGAAAGAAAGGTACCTCAGGTGCTAAAAATGAGTCAATTATGTATAAATTAGCATTAACTGAAAACACAACAATGGATTTAACTGAAGATGAGTTGATTGATATGATTGAGGAATTAGTTATTGAAGCGAAAGAAAATGAAAAGTTTTCAGGTAAGGCTAAAGGTACAGTTGAATATGAAAGAATTTCAAAATTGAATAAGAAAGAAAATAGTGACGCGTTAAAAGACGTAGATAAAAAAATGAGAGAATATCTCAAAGATGGTTCAAAGGGACAGTACAATACAAACCCTAAATTTTTTCCAAAAAATAACGGACAATTGGCTAAAATGGATAAAAAGGCTTATATCCCTTCCGATGCGGTTAATGATTATGTGGACAATTTAACGGCTGCGGCACTTGAAAACATTGATTATGATGGAATAAATCCTGACGAGAAATGGGTAACTGATAATATTGAAGGTTCTTCAAGAACTGGTAACAATCCAGGATGGGCGAACACAGGAGAATCCGATGTTAACAAAAAAAGAAATAAGATTAGAAAAGATAATTTGTTATCTAAAATTAAAAGAAAGGCTTATAATAAATCCGCTCAACCAATTGTTAAAGATTCTTCAGGTGAACAAACGGATAAGGCAAGTAAATTAATGATGAAGTTAGAGTCAACTTTTGAAAAAGAACAAAATAATTTAATTAGTGAAGAGTTCAGTAAAATTATGAACCTTATGAGTTACAATAAAAAAACTCAATAACATACACGATTTATTAAATCTTATTATATTCTCCATAGTATCCCTATGGAGAATTTTTTTAACTACATATCAAAACCAGTTACTGAAGACGAGTTTAGTCTTTGGTATGAATCTAATAATATAATTTTTGAAAGGCTCGAAGTCTATCAGGATTTTGTTGTTTCATTAGTCCTTATGATTATGGATACGTACTTAGGGGATGATGGAGATGAGAACGCAGAAACTAAAATTAGGTTAACCAAAGATGAAAAAGACGACCATTTTGAATGGTGTTGGAATAAAGTGGTTAATAACTTCTCAAAGGAAAACATCATGATAGAACAAGATGGAGAACACAAGGTATTCCTTAAAGACTTCATATTTGAAATCTATTACGAACAAAAAAATAAATACATCAAAGATTCAATGATTAAGTTTTTTCAAGATGTATTTAAACTTGGAACGGTAATAACTAAATCCGACTTAGATTTAATAACAACAATTTATAAAACATTTAATCGAAGTACTAAATTTAGATTTACATAAACAAAAAAAATAGTATTTTTTTAAAAAAATAAACTTATGGAAACAACTATTGAAAAAATCAAAGCTTTAACAGAGTCTCTTTCAGGTGATGTCACTAAATTCAATAACGGGAATAATAGTGCTGGGACTAGAGCTAGAAAAACATCACAAGAATTAAAATCATTATTACAAACTTTAAGAGGTGAAATTCTTGAAAAAAGAAAAGAAGAAAAATAATAATGGATTTTAATATTTTGTATAAGTTCTTTTGGGTATTTTCACTCTTGTATAGTGGAACGTTTTTAATACGATTTATATTTTCGATTTTTAAAACAGTTCCTGAAAAAATACAAGTGGGTTATTGGGAAAGAATTTTTCTTTACATTAATATTTCTTACTTTATAACTTATTTAATAAAATGAAAATGTTTGATTACTTAAAAAAAATTGGACCTTATTTCTTTCAGTTAAGAAAATTGGAAGACTATTTGGTTTTTGATGTTTTATTTCCTAGTTCTTGGAAATTACCCAAAAGATTTATACAAGAAGATAAATTTATTAATAATGGTGAAACTGATAAAGAAGAATTATCATTATCATTTATTACTGATTTTACCGAAAGTGGGGTTGATTTAATGTACCAAAATATTATTGGTATTATTAATTTTAATATTGAAAGAGAGGAAAAAGAAAGATTACTTGATGAAAAAATTGGTGAATTAAAAAAATTGTTTGATTCACAAAAATTAGAAAACTTAAAAGAATTAAAGTTTGACATTAACCAATTTAAAGAACCTGTAAATGAAACACTCAAACGTGGAAACAGAACTAAATCTACTTCAGAAATCACAACTGAAGAATGAGTTAGATATTGAAAATTATAAAAGTAGTTTAATACAAGAGATTAAAACTCTAAAAAAAGAAGATATAGTTAAAACAGAGAAACTTACATTATGGAGGAGAATCAAGATAATATTGGGTTTGTAGAGAAATTAGCACTTATTGCGGATGCTTGTGAAAGTCTAATACCGGTACAATCCAATATATTATTTGAGTTAAATGATGAGAATTATAAAAAAGTTTGTAAAGAAGTCGGATTTAACAAAGAAGATTCTGAATTAAAAGTAGATGTTGGAATGACTTCTTTTATTTTTATTCGCGAGGGTGAGTTGTAGTTTTCCTATACAACATCTTTTTATTAAACCCATAATCTTCTAATAATTTATAAAGATATTTTCTCTGCTCAATTGAAAAATCTATAGAAATCAGGTACGGTTTCTTTTTTTCATTTGAAAGTATATTAATTATTCTTTCACTGTCATCTTCATTTTTTAATGAAAATAGTTCAATCAATTCATTATTTTGAATAATAATTTTGTTATTAAGTTTTGAAATTAAACTTATCTCTTTTTTATTTATTATTGAGTTGTAAAACTCATCATATGATATCTTTTTATTTCTTTTGATATCAAATAAAAAATCTTCATTTAAATAATCATTTAGTTTAATGATTTCGAAATCTGATGATGTGATTGATACATTTCGACCAAACTTGTCCGTGAAGAAAAATTTACTATTTAAATTTAAATCTTCAAAAATCAAACCAATCATATAAGAACACCGTTTACCATTTTCAAATTCTTTATTAAATTTAATAAGTGAATTTTTATTTAACAAATCACTAAAATAAGATAATGCTCGTTGTTTAGTTACAAAACTTTTGACAACCTTCTTTTTCTTATTATTTTTAAAAATAACTACTTTGAATTTTTTTTGATTCATATGTAAAGAATAAATATTAATTTCAAATTTTGAACATAATATGGAGAATTATTATAATGTTTTAGGAGTTTCAGAAAATTCCACACAAGAAGATATTAAAAAGGCTTATAAAAAATTAGCAGTACAACACCATCCTGATAAAGGTGGGAATGAGGAAACATTTAAAAAAATTTCCGAAGCGTATGAGACCTTAGGTGACTCTGAAAAAAAACAACAGTATGATTCACAGAGAAACAATCCATTTGGTGGTGGAGGGGATGGTTTTGACCCATTCAGTATGTTTTCAAATATGTTTAATAACATGGGGGGAGCTCAAAGAAAAAATCCCGATAAAATTGTTAATTTAAAAGTTGGTATTTTTGAGGCGTATAAAGGTGGAAGAAAAAAAGTTAACTATATGAGACATGACAAATGTGATGTTTGTTATGGTACTGGTGGGGACAAAGAAAACTGTAAATCGTGTCAGGGACAAGGGTTTTTCATACAGAGAGTTGGGAATGGATTTTTCCAAACTGTACATAAAACTACTTGTCAGGCTTGTAACGGTAAAGGTTTTAAATACACTAAGGCTTGTTATTCTTGTAATGGTAATACAACTATGGTAAAAATGCAAAACATCGATATTGAGTTACCAAGTGGAGTTGATGACGGTACTTTCTTTAAATCACATGGAGGTGGTGACTATGCTAATGGTTCATACGGTGATTTATTATTTAAAGTTGAGGTTGTCCCTGAAAATAACTTCGAGAAAATAGGACCTGATTTAGTTTATAACTATGATTTTACTATCGAAAATCTTAACGATGATAAAATTACCATTCCACATCCTAACGGAAATTTACAAATTGATTTTCCGATTGATTTAGAAACAAAAAAACCTTTACGGGTTAAAGGTAAAGGTTTTTACAGAGAAGTTAGTGACTTGTATATAAAATTTAATTTTAAATACAAAAAATTAAAAGAAGGATAAAATCCATTTTGTACATTCAACACAACCCCATATAAACATGGATAAACTGAATAATTGAAACATTATTAACCATGGTTTATAATCGTTGATTTTTGCACATGCTTTACATTTTGGAGTATTTTGTATCATAACTTATTATTTTTAATTTAATAATAAAAAGTTTAATTAAATAATAAATATTTAATTCTTAGCTTCGGGGACCACTAAGTACATCCAAGCGTAATCGTTATATTCTATTATCATAAATAACACTCCTGTAATTTCAGAAGGTCCCATATAGAAGTTACAACTATTCCCACTAGAATCTTGCATTCGGTATTGGGCAACATTATCTTGTTCTGCAAGTTTACCAACAACATAATAATCTTGTTGAGATTTACTAAAAATAGTAACTTTGGAATCCGTAAGTTTAATTAGAATGTCACAATCATTTATTGTTCCGTTCCATACAATTTCATTTGTACTAAAGTCACGGTAACCAATATTAAATGTTCGGGCTCTCGCGTACTCAATGTCTTGAGAGAAATAGGGTAAAGAAAAAAGAAAGAAAAGAATTGATAAGATAAAGTTTTTCATTTGATTATATTTTTTACAAATATAATAAAAAAAATTAATTTACCAAACTAATCAATTTATTAATATCAAACATTTCGTCAATAGACATATAAGGACATTCATGATTTGGACCTTCAAATGAATAGTCAAAAAGATATGAGTCAATTAACTTAACTGTATCAGTTGGTAACTTTGGTGATATATTATTATGTATACTATATCCAAAATTATTTGGTGATGTTCCTACCCATATAACATTAGATTTAAGATTTAGAGCTGCCGCAGCATGTTGTAAACATGAGTCAATTAACACCCTTTTGTCTGATGATAAAATGATTAAACATAAATCAACTGCGGACAATTCATAATCAATAACTTCGGCATTTGGAAGTTGTCTTGATGATTTTTTACAAATTTGAATTATATGGTGTGTTTCACTAAATTTATTAGCAATTGATGATGACACATCAAATGGGATATCTCTGGTCCATGAATAAGATTGATTTGAATTAAACGCGCCCCCATTTGTTTGAATGAGTAATATTGGTTTTTCTCTTTGCCATTTAGACAATGAACGTTTTTGAGAAATATTTAAACTAATACTTGGTGTTTGATTGGTATACTCAATCCCGAGTAAGTCACACCAATTTTCAATTAGATGTGATTTTTTAAGTATATGATTTGTTTGATAATATGGTTCTTGTCGAAAGATTATTGTGTCTTTATCTTTAATATAATCATCATAAAAATATTGAGTGGTACCTAATTTGTATACTCTATAAACTGAAGAATGGTTTAAGAATACTTCAGGGTATGAGGCGACTACTACAATTTTTCTGTCTTCGTATTTCTCTTTTAATGATGTTAATAGAGACGTGGCGGCAATGTTTTTACCCAATCCTCCCTGTATGTGCCAAACAATATATTTTTCCATATTAATTTTTAGAACCAATTCTTATAAATTTATACCATACTCTTTCGTGGAAGAAATAAACAATTGGTTTAAGTAACAATTCTCCCACACCTAATAACGATGATAACTCAATTGATGCCCCCAATGAGTACGCAACTCCTACGGTAATTAAAGTACCTAAAATTCTGTAAGATATTGTTTTTAAAATATGTCTGGTTAATACCGATTCTTGTTTAACTGTTGTTATATATGCTACAGTGTTTTTAATCTCACAGTGACCCTCACAACTGATATGCCATTTATATTCGTTTAATTCAGGTATCCAGTCTTTAGTAGTATAAGTGTGACCATCAACAACAATATCAGAAACTAAAATTTCAGAACCATTCTCAATCAATCTCCATCTATCACATTCATTAGTTGAGTGAGTGTTAAATCTTATTTGAAATGTTTTAATTTTTTTCATAGTTTACCTTCCAATTTCATTTGTTCTCTTATTTTAGTTGCAGAAATATCGTGTATTTCTTGAGGGGGAATTCTTTCAATAATATCATACCCAACACCTCTACCAAATTCTATTGAACATATATCAGGTATTACCATCACTTTAACTCTATCACTCAATTCAGAATAGTGTGACTCAATATTACTCTTAACTTCTTGAGCGGTGAATGGATTTTTTTCATCAGGTTCAATGTCTCTGATACAAATCAATACATTCTTACCTTCATCCATCGCTTGTTTAAATAACTCTTGGTGTCCTTTATGTAGTGGTTGCCATCTACCGACAAACATTGCAAATTGTCCATCTTTTGGTTTCAAAGATGACTGAACGTGAACTTTTTTATCCCAGTTACTCATTTTTTATTAAAAGGTATTAAATCAAGACATTCGTCTATAGTTTTATTTGTTGTGTCAATATCAATAAAGTTTTCAGTTGGTTGTTCATACTCCTTAACAAAGTTTTGTTCTCTACCTCTGATTTCACTTGTGTGAACATAGATTTCACAAACTTCATTAGTTTCTTTTAATGAGTCCCTCATTCTTTTATAAGGAGCAACAACAGAAATTACAACTGTAAATCCCTTGTGGTCTAAAAAACGAGCCAAATCAACAACAGATTGGATATTTTTAATTCTACCTTCAGGTGAATAATCAAAGTTTTGAAATAACTCCCTCAAACCATCTCCATCAACATTAATACAATTATCTGAACACTTCTCAATTAAAGCATTCGCCAATGTTGTTTTTCCTGAGCCAGGTTGACCTGTGAACCAATAAATCATAGTTGTGTATAAGTTTTACCTGATTGAATCGTATCGTTTATTTCCGTTAATTGAGTTTCAGTTAATGCTGACATAAACCAATCTTTACTTTTCATAACTTCTAAATGTTTGTAATTTCTCTCGACTGTAGTTTTTTTAACTTCAATTTTTTCTGTTGGTAATTTAGAACCATCAATAATTCCATTTATTAGTGTCACCGAATTAAAGGCTGAATTAATTGATTTAGTTGGGTTTGGTATTTCATCGTTTTCCATAAAGCTTATTTATAATTAAATTTATTGAAGAACCAATTATAGTGTTCGTATAATCTATTACTATTATCAGCACCTAATATTTCGTTATAATCTTCTTTTGGTTGAGATAATGTATTTTTTATTGAGTGGTCACCAAAAATTCCGTGTATGACATCATTTTCAATAGTTAACTGCTCAATATTATTAAAGTCGTGTTGATAAAAAGGTATCTCCAAATAATCGTAAATCCGTTTTAACTCTTTATCAGGATTTGATGTTAGGTCTTCAAATCTAACAAAAAGAATATCTTTGTCATATCCTTGGTGAATTGACTCAAATAACCATTCTAATGATGGACCAATTGGGGGAGATATTGAAAAATGGTCAACTCTTGATGTTGTTGTCATATTTTTTAATTCATTGACATTTACTAATAGAGGGTCTTTATGTGAATTTTTTCTATAGTTTTTTTCCATTGAAGAGAAAATTGCCCTTAGGTCCCTAACCATACAAATAATTTTAGGTGTCCCGTAAAACCACTTTAAGAAATGATAGTTACCTATCCACGCTCTACTCTTATCAATAACATAGGGTCTATCAGTTATGTTATCGAAAAAACCCGTTAAACCTTTTTCACAAAAACTTTTTAATCCCTCTCTCATTTCATCAGGATTTTGTGCTTTAAATGCGTCACCTGTTGTATATATGGTTCTAGCTTGTAAAAGTAGCTCAATCACTCCTGAAGTTGGTGTTGAATAAATTTCAGGATTTTGCATTAATATGTTTTGAATTAATGTTGACCCTGCTCTTGGTAATGATGCGTTAAAAAATATTTTCTTCATAGGTTAATATTAACCCACAAAACTAAAAATGTCAAAGTTAAGCTAATAAAACTTTGTAAGAATTTCCGTTAATTCTTATTTCCCAAGTCCTTGAGGAACTGCACGACTCAGTTGTTATAGTACCAATAGGAATTGAGGAACTACCTACAACAAATTGATTATTTCCAGTTGCCGTAGCATAACCACCAAGAATAATTGAATAATTATAATTTCCTGAATTTGTATTATTACCAATTGCAATATTTCGGTACCCTGAGGTGTTTTGATATAATGATTTATATCCAAGTGCAATATTTGATTGTCCATAGTTAGAAAATAAAACACAATAGCCCAATCCAATATTATGAGAACCACCATTACTTCCATACATTGATTTAAGACCTAAAAGAATATTATAACTACCACCGCAAGACGTTCTTCCAAAACTATAATATCCAATAGCAATGTTGTGATTTCCAACAGGTACTGGACCAGTATAACCAATTGATTTAGTCCCTATTGCAATGTTATTATTACCTCCATTAGCCCTATATAGAGCACCACTACCTATTGCAACATTTTCACTGCCATATACATTAAAAGTGAGAGTATTATGTCCTAAACTCACATTTAAATTTCCATAATAGTTGCAAGATTGAGATTCTTGCCCTATCGCAATATTACCTGAAAATTTTGAGTAATTTGTTGTGTAGTACGGCGCTCCTGAGTTTGTTGTACCACCATATAGGGAATTCAATCCGATTGCAATATTTGATAGTCTACTTTCACCACCAACCCAATCATGTAATGTATTGGGCCCAATTGCTATATTATCAGATTTTTTGTCCGATTTACGAAGTGATTGATAACCTATCGCAATATTTCTAACCCCATCAGTATTATAACATAACGCCTGATTACCAATTGCAATGTTGTCTCTACCTGTACTTGTATAGTATAATGAGTTATATCCTAATGAAATATTGTTACTACCTGTTGTAATTTCTCCACCTGAATTTCTACCTAACGCAATGTTGTGTACACCTGTAGTATTACTATATAAAGAACTTCTACCTATTGCAATATTATAATTACCCGTAAAATTGTTGGCCATTGTACCTCTACCTAACGCAACATTACCACAACCTTGGTTGGAATAACATCCTGAATTACTCATCAAAGCTCTTCTACCAATTGCAATATTTTCACAACCATTATTATTATTTAACATTGAACACCTACCAATTGCAACGTTAAAATCAGGTTTTGGTCCTTGTGCTCCTGTATTGTAATACAATGCCGCCTGACCAATTGCAATGTTATGGTCTGAAGCCGAAGTATTGTTTCTTAAAGAATCATATCCGATTCCAATATTACCAATACCACTTGTTAAACAATTCGAGTTTTGTCTTATAGCATTAGTCCCAATTGCAATATTCTTGGAACCGTTGGGATTACAATACAATGATGTAACACCTAAGGAAATATTATCATCACCTGCACATTTATTTTTTTGACTTTTGAAACCCAATGCAATGTTACGAGAAAAACTAATTGAACATCCGTAACCATATAACGCATAATCACCTATACCGATATTACAATAACCTGTAGACAACTTTTTTAAAGAATTAGTACCTATCCCAATATTACGAGAAATACTAGTCCCCTCACGTAATGATTTATCACCAATTGCAATATTTCCAAACATACATTGAGAGATATTATAAAGAGAAGAACTCCCCATAGATATGTTATTATTCCCACATGCTTGGTACATATTTTTATATCCAATGGATATATTGTAATTCAGGCCATAACATACTGATTGAGAACTGGACATAGATTTATGACCTAAGGATATGTTAAAATCACCTATGGTTTTACTTCTTAAAGACTTATACCCAATTGATGTATTACCTTGTCCAAGATTACTTGTTTGTGACTGTTGTCCTATCGCAATGTTATTCCCTCCAGGAGCCACTCCACTAAATGCAACACCACCAATTGATATATTAGTACATACGTTAAAATTACCTCTACCAACACGAACACCATTCACATTCAACGTTGGTGAGGTTGCGGCACCATCAAATGTTAACAATGATTCTGCAACTGCGCCTCCACTACCATCAGATGTTAAAACCTGATTGTTTGAACCTGGCACCGTGAACTGAGGTGACCCACTAAAAACTAATGTATTTGTTGACGCTGAAGTAATTGATATATTAACACCACTAAAATTTATAAAAGTTCCAGTATTTGCGGAGAATTGTGTGGTACCACTAATTCTTACAGATTGAAATGATGATGGTAAGTTTTGATATGTGGTTGCAGATATTGTAGTTGCAGTTAATCCTTGTAGTGAAGTATTTCCTGTTACGGTTAAGTTGCCATTAATAGTTCCACCACTTTTATCAAATTTATTACTTATATCGGTTTGAATTGTTTGAATTATTGAACATCCGCTTAATGTACCACAAGTCAAAGCCGAATTGTCTGAAAATGGTGTTATTCCATAAGAATAATGTTGGGTACCTTCAGTGACTAAAGTTATTGAATGTGATTGATTACTAGTATTCGTTGCTCTTACTTTTACAACAATTCTGTCAGTTGTATTTATTGATGAACCCGAATAATATCCGTCCGTTAATTGCATTGATGGATTTGGGGAATTTGTAGTTACTGGAGCCGGGTCAGTTGTAACAAGTAGAGTTTCGGTTCCCCCTGTGGTTCTTAAATAAACCTCACAGAATATATCAAAAGATGCGTTACTATTTTGTTTGAAAGAATGAAGATAAAAGCTCCAATATCCTGCAGGTATTAGAGATGCGTTTGGATATCCAGTTGGTGTTTGAAATGAGGTAATCGTACTAGTTACTCCATTGTTAATTGTAACAGCCGTTATTTGTTGTGAATTTGTTGTTCCACTTGGACTAAATTCTCTATATGGTGGTTGTGAGTTTGATAAATTTAAATAATATACTTGACCTCCAGGTCCTCCTATTGGAAGTCCAGTAACCGTAAAAGTTCCTCCTGTATTATTTAAAAAGGTAATTTCTCCATTTGTATAAGTTCCTCCTGTAACATAAACATCGGTTGGTAAATTCTGATAAGTTGTTGCTGAAATTGTGTTAGCAGTTAGTCCACTTTGGAATATAGTCCCCCCCGATACAGTTCCACCACTTAACGGAAGATATACACCTGTTGTTCCTCCAGCAGGACCCCAATTGGCGTTACCTGAAGCATCACAAGTTAATACATAACCATTTTGTTCAGTTCCATTAGAATACGTAAATCCACTATTTATAGTAAGTCCCGATAAAAAGATTGGATTAACAGGAATGGCTCCACCGATACGATAAACAATACCTGTTGATAAGTCAGATTGTAAGACGTAATTATAAGAATCTTTAATTAATTGGTTTTTAATATCGGCCATGCTTTAATTTTACAAATTTTAAGTTATTTATAAATAGTATGGCAACTGTTTGTTATAAATGGAGTGACGCACCTTTTGCGTGGATTGATACCCCTTTTACATGGGTGGAAGGGTGTATTATTGAAAAAATATTAGATGTAGTTAGTGCCGGTAGGGACAATTACAAAAAAACTAAAGAAAGAATAAAAGAATTAACAGACGATGAAAAGGAAATTTTAATAAAACTTTTTGTCAGATTAGAAGTTGATGAGATAGAGTTTGAAAAAAGAGTTAATAAAAATAAAAATACAAAAGTTAAAATAAAACTTAAAGATATTGAAGTTGCAATGGCTCAAGAAAAATTTATAAAAGTCAATGTTAAAATTAATGAAGATTGATATATTTATAAGATATGGGATACAATTTATATACAGACAAACCAAATAAATTCAATTGTAATATTGAAATTGAAGGTACTTCCTTATCTAAGTCTAAAGTTAGATTAGTTGTTGAAACAAATGACATGTCATACATGTTTAATGGTAGTATCGAAAATAATGGAGTTTGTGAAGTTAACATCCCAAAAACAAAACACTTTTTACCTGAAGGTACAAAAGGTAATATGAGACTTGAAGTTATTGCTGATGATGTTTATTTTGAGCCATGGTCCTCAGACTTCAACGTTAAAACAAACAAAAAAGTGAATGTTACGGTTTCAGAACAAGTTGAAGAAAAACCAAAATTAAAAGTTCAAGTATTTGAACAAGAAGAAGAAAAAAATGTTAAACCCGTTGTCGAGACAAAACAACCTGTTAAGAAATTCAAAAAACAGTTAACAAAAGAGGACCTTCTTAAAAAATTGATGTCACTTTAATTCTAAAGTTGATATTTCTAATATTTAATGTTATATTTTTACCAAAAAAATTATGCTATCATATATTGGAGGTAAGAGTAAAATTGGTAAATGGATTGTTCCGTTTTACCCAAAAGATATGGAAACATATGTGGAGACTTTTGGAGGGATGTTTTGGTGTTTCTTTAATATGGACTTAAAACAATTTCCAAATCTTAAACGAGTTGTTTATAACGACTTTAATCCACTTAATTACAATTTGTTTATGTGTCTTCAAAATCCCGAAGTTCTTTTATCTGCGGTGAATAGAATTCCCTGTCAGGAAAAAGGAGAGGAAGTGACCCCACCAATTTACAAAGAACAGTTTCAGGATTTTCAAAAAGAAATATTTGGGGAGGGATTTGCAATTAATTACCCTGACTATGATATCGCTGCTAAGTACGCTTATGTTTTAACTCAGGTATTCAGTGGTTCAAAACCAGAAACAAGTTCATTTATTGATTTAAAAGGTAAATACAAATCAAAATATCTTACATTCAGAGATAAATTATCTAAACCTGAATGGGTTGAGCATTTTAATAAAATAAGTCATTTCAGATTAGGTGACTTTGAAAATGTTATTAAAGAATTTGATAGTCCTACTACATATTTTTATCTTGACCCTCCATATTGGAAAACTGAAAATTATTACTCAAACCATGATTTTGATAGAGATGACCATGAGCGTCTTGCGAATTCTTTAAAAAATATACAAGGAAAATTTTCACTATCGTATTATGATTTTGAACTATTACACACTTGGTTTCCTGAAAGTCAATATAAATGGGAGAAAAAAGAATTTGCTAAGGCAGCCGCTGCTAAAAAAGGAAAATCACAAAATATGGGTGAGGAATTGTTAATTATGAATTATTGATATATTTATTGTAAAAACTCAAAAGATGAAATTTACAAATTTATTAAAGTCGCTTATTGTCGAAAATTCAAGATTTAAGCTACTATATGACAAACTTGTTCAAAAAACTGAAAAAGATAAGAAGGAAGGTAAGAAAATTCCGTTTGAAATATTAAAAGCATTGATATTTGCTGACCCAGATACTAAAATACCAAGAGGTATGGAAGGTGATATTGACACATTAACTCCTGAACAAATGGATAATGTGAAGGTTGGTAAATACACACAGTGGTTATTGAAAAGTTTTATCGCTCCAACATCTGCAACTATTACTGCTGAAGTTGGTACTCCTGAGTATAAAAAACAATTGAAAAATTTCAGAGATTTGTTTTTGGAGGATTTATATAAGACAACAACTGACCTCAAAAAATTTGAAAAATATAAAGGTAGATTACCTGAAGATTCAAGAGATATTAATAAGTTAACTCCTGAAACTTTATTTAACTTAGTTAAAGATTTTTCTTTAGAAAAAGTTAAAGCTAGTAAAGAAGAGAAAAAACAAGCTGCTACGACATATTCACATCCTGGTGGTGACATTGTATTTAAAGGTCCTAATTGGACTGTCATTAAAATTGAAAGACAGGATAAATTAGGTAAAGATGCTGCATGTTTCTATGGTGGACAACATGAGTATGATAAAGGTGAATCAAGATGGTGTACATCATCACCTGGGTTGACTTATTTTGAAAGATATATTAAGGATGGTCCTTTATATGTAATTTTACCTAATGATGCTGAACAACGTGGACAAGTTTCACAATTACCTGTCGATAGATATCAATTCCATTTCCCATCTAATCAGTTTATGGATAGACATGACCACAACCAAGATTTAGTAAAATTATTGAGTCCTGGTGGTAAACTTGCAGAGATTGCTGATTATTTAAAACCTGAATTTGCAAAAGGATTTAAAACTCAGGGAGGTAAAAAGGTTGAAATTAATATTCCTGATAGTTCAGCAGGTAAGTTTATTGCGATTTACGGACCTAAAGAACTTTTTGATAACTTACCTGACGATGTTGAACATTTATTGATTCAAAATAGAAGTGATAGAAATTTAGGATGGAAATCTGACGTTTTAATGGGTATTGGAAGATTTAACAATTTGGAGGCGTTAATGTTGAAAAATTGTGTAGACGAAGTTCCTGAAACTTTATGTAATTGTAACCAACTTACTTTATTAGCGTTACCTAATAACCCTAATTTAAAGAGTATTCCGGCATGTGTTGGAGATTTTGAAAACTTGGCTTTCATTAACTTAAAAGACAGTAACAAAAACGTACATATTCCTGAAGAGTTGAAATCAAAACTTGACGACCAAGGTGATGGTTTTTATTACATTATGTAATTAGAATTTGAAAAAAAATTCTTATATTTGTTGTTTAAATTTTAGATTATGAATAATGTAGAAGCTGAAATATATTTAAACAACCTTTTAGGATTCTTTGAAAAAAATCCTAATGACCTTATTGACCTTATCGGTGAAATGAATAAGGATGCTTTCTACAAAAAATTAAGAGAAAAAGTTTACGAAAACGCTGAAAAGGGTGAGGAAATACAACTCACCCAAAAACAGCTTATTGATATTGTAGTTGGTATGTACGACGAAATGACTAAAAAGGGTGAAAAGATAGAAGTATTAGTCCCTGTTATTAAAACAAATTACGGAATTATTTGGTTGAATTAGAATTTTGATGTATCTTTGTACTCATAATTAAACACCAAATAATATGATAAACATAGAGTCACTTCAAGAAAACGTACCTTCACTTTTCCAAACAGAAAAACTTTCAAAATTATCTGACCGTTATGTAATGGTTCCCACTATTGATGTGGTAGATAAATTTATCCAAAATGGTTGGCAAGTTAGTTCGGCAAAACAAGTTGGTAAGACCGCCTATGGTAAACACCAAATTCGTCTTCGTAACTCAGATTTACCACAAGTAGGTGACTCATTATTAGAGGCGGTAATCACTAACTCACACAATGGTACATCAGCTCTTCAAATTGGAGCCGGACTACACAGATTGGTATGTTCTAATGGTCTTACAGTTCCTGTATCGACATTCGGAGATATGAAACAAACTCACTTAAATTTGAGTATGAGTGATGTTGAGATGATTACTGAGCAGTTCGTGTTAAACACTCCAAAAATTCAAAAGTCAGTAAATCGTATGATGGAAGTGACTATGGATACTGACAGAAAGATTGACTTTGTATCGAAGGCTGTTGGAATTCGTTGGAAGAACACTGAAGACATTTCATCTTTGACTTTGGAGACAATCATTGACCCACTTCGTGACGGAGACCGAGAAGACAACTTATGGAACACCTTCAACGTTGTTCAAGAGAAGTTAATTCGTGGTGGATTCATCAAACAACAAGGTCGTAACGTTAGAACAGTAAAGGGAATCCAATCCTTAAATATGGACAACTTAATTAACACCAAACTTTGGGAACTTGCTGAAACATATTGCTAATGGAGAACTTATTCAAACTCATCAATGAAAAACATTATGTCGGTTATTATCTCCCCTACAATTCGGTAGGGGAGGTTGCCGATAGTATTCTTTTAGAACCATTTGGTTTGAAAGATAGGTATCACGCCAAAGAATCCTTTGATGGTAAGCATTATGTTTATACATTTGATAAATCTGTAAATGGTGATAAAGAAGAGTTTGAAAAAAACTATGGTAACCCTCTTTGTGAGGTAACTGTATATAGAAGTACTTTTGTTGTTGAGGAGAATGAGGATAAGATTTGCTTAAAAGTATTTTACTGTGGTAAACACAGAAAGGTTGGGGAAGTATTTTTTAGAAAAAGTACTAAACTAAATTACATCACATTTAATAAAAAAACCAATATTTTTACTGTAGGTAAAAACACTGAATACCATAAAAAAAGAGGTAAGGGTAAGGGTAGTGTCGTTAGAAGAAACTCATTTCCGGTGTCATTAACTACGGATGGTTATCATTCTTTTATGAATGGGATTAAGGACTCTGAAACATATGGTTTGGATGTTATTGAAGGTATTAATGTATTTTTGTCTAAACTTGGGGCTGAAAGAATTTTAAACTATAGTAAGTTACCTATGTCTTTATTTGGATGTTTATTAGACAAACAAGGGGTTAAGAAACCTGACAATTGGAGAGGGTATTACGAGGTGTTTCCAAAACCAACTAAAAAAGACTATCAGAAAAATGGGTTTAAGATGATTGATACTTATATGAAATTACATAATGTAAGTTCAGAGAAAATTAAAAAAGTATTACATAAAGTCCAAAACCCTTGTTTCAAAAGTATTAAGAGTTTGATACACATATTCGGTAAAGATTTTATTTTACAAAGACCTGAAGAAGAGTTATGTATTATCTTTAATGTCAAAGGTGATGAGTCTCCATTTCAACCTGCGGTGTATCATTTTGAAAATTTTGGTAAAAGGGATATGATTAATTGTTATCTTACTTACTTATTATGTAAGAAAGACCCTAATTCGTCCATTCATACTTTTTACGACCACATAAGATTTTTTGACACCATATCAAGATATGAACCGATTAAATGGATGTCTAAAACATTAAAAGAATTAATCACTGAACATAGTGTTTGGTCGGACAAAGTTGACTTCTATACCAAAGGAAAATATTCAAGAGAGTATTCCAATGAATTTGTTGAACAAGTTTCAAAACCAATTATAACAAAAGATGGTATGGTATTTAACCCTGTTGTTTTACAAAGTAGTGAAGAGTATGTTAATGAATCAGTACATCAGTCTAATTGTGTAAGAACTTATCAAGATAGACCTTCATCATTAATTATATCACTTCGTAAGGAAGATGGTGAGAGAGCATCAATCGAATACAGACCTTCAATCAGTAAGTTTGGTATGAATGAAAATCAACCAGTCCATTTTAAACGAGTTCAGACACTTGGAAGGTTTAATAATGTGTTAGATGATACTTGGCATGGTGCAATTTTTGATTTAGATGTTAGGTTAAAAACCGTGACTTTGAAAAAGTGGGGGAATCCTATTGCTAAGTTTATAAGTGGTGGTGGGACGAAAGAATATGACTTTATCTTTGATAAAGATGGAATATTGTCATGGAATAATCTTCACAAAGACGAAACAATGGATTATCTTCCATTTTATGAAATTGACTTTTGATTTTAAATTTGAGGATATTGTAGATAAGATAGATAGCACTCTATCAAGAATTCAAATTTTGGATAATAAGATAAGTCCTGACTACATTTTAAAAAATGCTAAGGATTATGAAATTTTATTTATAAATTCTAAATTTTCTGATAGTAAAGAAATTATTTATGATGAAATCTTCAAACTTAAAAATGGATTGATTTTGTATTTATCAAGAGAACAAGAGACCCCAATTTTTAAATTAAAGGTCTATTATGATATCGAAAAAATAAACGAACTAAAAATGTTTTTAAGTACATTAAAATTATGGAAAGAATAAGCTCACAAGAAGTAAAAAGTAAGATTGATAATAAAGAATCTTTTATTTTAAAAATGTCCGCAAGTTGGTGTGGACCATGTAGACAACTAACTGAAGAAATTAACAAGTCTGGAGTATCAGTACCTGTTTACGAATTTGACGTAGAATCCGATGTTAACTTCTCAAGGGAAATGAATGTTAGAAGTGTACCTGTAATGAAATTCTTCAAAAATGGAATTGATTCAGCTACTACGGTAGGTTTAAAACCAGCAAGTGAAATAAAACTTATGTCAGAACAATATATACTATGATTAAAAAAAGAAAACCACTTAAAGTTTTGATTGTTTATTCTATGGAAGGATGCCCATGGTGTATAAAATTTAAAGAGTTATTAACAAAACATAGAATCAAATTTAAAGAAAGAGATATTCATAAATTTAAAGATGAGTACGATTTATTTGTAGAAGCGACTCAAAATGATTTTGTTCCAGCATTTATGATTTTAGATGTTGCATCTGAAAAAGGTGATTTTTTCGCACCTGAGAGAGATTTCCAAGATTTAGATGAAGCTTTAAAGATTGTTAAAGAAAATTTGTAGTATATTTGTTACATGAAAGAATTAGTTTTTAAAAAGAAAGGGGTGGTTCACACCCCTTTGACTTACTGGCAAATTGATAAACGATACACAATTGCGATTTATCAGGGAGGTAGAGGAGCTAGACCTGACCTTGACTTTATTGTAAAATATAAAGAAGAGGGTAAACGGTTACGTACTCCATCACATACTCATTGGATTGTAGATTTGATTGCAAAGGCTCAATACGATAAGGGAAGAGTTAAATCATATGTTGAAGATATGATTAAAATGTATGATGAGTGTGAACCTTTTAATAGTGAGGAAGAACGAAACAATTATAAGTTACAATGTCCTACAAAATTTTGGATGAATCACATTATGATTGAGGATAAAGGATATTATCCACTACAGGTATTAACTACCTTTATTGAGTTATTTTCTAAATGTGAAAAACAAACACCAGGGGCTTTCATGTTTAGAAACTTATTGGTTTTGGTTAAAGAGTATTGTGAAGGTAAAAAAGACTTTTACCAGATAGTAGGTTACTCTAAACGAGTTTAAAATAAATTTAACAATAACCTACTTTCATCTAACAATACATCAATTGGACCATCGTAGTTATCTTTTAGGATTGACAATAGTTTTTCTGATGTATAATAACTATCAGATTTTATTGATGTAATTTCAAAATCTGTTTTAGTTAGTTTACAAGTTAACTCGACCCAACTAAATTTAAAATACGGTTGAGATTTACAAGATATTTCTTTCAGATGATTATAAGTTTGTTTAAGGTAATTTTCAGAGTAACCGTGAGGGAATTTTGAAGATACTGAAATACTTAATTCTGAATTGATTTGAGGGACTTCTTTAGTGGAATATGAGATTACCTCATCTTCAAAATCTTTTTCATCACAACTATATGATATTACATCAATCGTACTAATATATTTTAAATATGGGTATTTGTTTTTAACCGACTCAACAAACTCAGAAGATATTTTGTTGGGAGATATTACTTCAGAACTTTCAGTAAACCCTTTAATTACCATAAAGTTCTCAACATCAACTACTGATAATCTTGTTTTATGTGTGTTATTCTCACTGATTAAATTACATAGATAATCGGCAAAATCGTTAACTAAATTTTGGCGAACTGATACTTCCATTTTTTCCATGTTAAAATTTAGTAGGAAAAAAAATGACTATAAATAGTAAATTGATTTTTACAATTATTAAAAGTAATCTCCGATATTTCCGTTAACACAACTATCAACTTTCCTATGGTCGGGATATTCGTCTAATCTTGGAACTCTCAATAAATCACGACCACCATCATCAATTAAATCTGAATATAATCTTTCGTAACTACCAAAATATATGATTGTATCGCAATAAGTACCATTACAATCTTTGTTATCGTTTAACCATTCTGAAACAACATTATATATACAGTTTGTTGCTTTGTATCTTGTTCCGTAAAATGTTCTTGATACTTTATTACCATCTTTATCGAAAGATTGTTTTTTGTATGAATAGTCATCTATTTCACCATTATCAATTACAGAACCAATTAGTTCCCCCATTAAACTTTTATACCATTCTTCAGTTAATACTCCTTCATAACAACCCTGGTATAAACTATATAAATCACTTCTAACATCATATAATTCTTTATTGATTAGATATTCAATGGTATCATCGTCACCAAGTACTCGAGAAATAACATCATCGGTTAACTCAACGTCATTACGACCTTGTTCCCGAGCAATTTCTTTAAGTAATTCGGTGTCGGTACCTATTGTTTTCATATCTCTAAGTTCTAATACAATTCTTTCATTAACCAATTGTTTATTTTCATTTTTTAATTCAGTATATACGTCCCTATAAACATCATCAGTCACATCCCAAAAATTCATATCATGTTCACCTTGTAAAATACTTTCAATCGTATCTCTACTCATTTCACTGCGATAACCTGTTTCAAAGAAACCTGAAAGTTCCGCAGGGGATGTGTCAAAATAATAATCGTTACCAATTTTTGTAACATCTGAAATAAATTTATCAACTATTGTCCAAACAAATGAACTATCGTTTTCATAGAATAAATAAAATAATTGATTTTGGTAATCATCCCAATCACTTGAAAAAGGGTCAATGTAACCAAGAAGATTGTTTTTTGTTAATAAATTAAAAAATTTATCTATACCACCTATTGCATTTTCAATAAAATCAACATCGATGTCCCCATTTTGAAATTTATTAAGGATTCTAAGTAATTTTTCTTGAACTTTATTTAATTTAAGTTCTTCTTGTTCTTCTTCATTTAATTTTTTATTGTGTATTAAATTACCGCTATCAATAATTTCATAATTAACACAATCTTCATTAAAATTGACTACATCTAAAATTGGGTGGGTAACATATATTTTACTATTTCTAATTAGACAAACTTTTGTTGGAAACCCTATTAAGTCTTTCATGTGTTTCCAGCAATGAAATTCAGGGTCTTCATTTATGAACCCTTTGATGTAAATTGTATCACCCATTTTTAATTCCATAGTTATAAATATTAAAAAAGGGAGAATATTCTCCCTTTTAAATTCTTTAATTAATAGATTTGGATTGATTATTTACCACAACCACATCCACCACCGTTATTACCACCACCGTTTTTCATAGTATTATTTTTTTAAAAGTTTATTATCTATAAATATTTTATTGCTGTTTGTTTTTATAAAATTTTTCAATAGTTTTTTTTACTGCATTTTGTACACTTTCATTTTGTTGTTGAACTTGTTGAATTTTAACCTGTTGTTCAGGATTTTGTTTGTTTTTACAGCCACAGCCCATATTTTTATTTTTTTTAGATTTATTCTTTTTTATAAATATTATTAATTGAAATATTAAAAGGAAATAGTTATTAATTTAACAGTATTTATTTAATATGAATAGTAGAAACTTAATAAAAAAATTCATTAAAGAACTGGTTTTAGAATCTGAAAATGATATTGTACATTTAACACCTGAGAAATATATTGAGTTAATGAATTTTGTTGACCATGACGGAAGAAGAATTAATAATTTGAAAAAATATAAAGGAAAACAAATTGTTATTGACGGTAATATAAAACTACCAAGTGATACAACTTATTTAGGTAATATTACTGTTAATGGTAGTGTTGATGCGAATTACAGTCAGCTAAGAACTAAACAAGGAGTTATTGCTAATTACATATCATATTATAATACACCTCTTAAAAAACAAGAAATCTATCAAGAATTCCAAAGAAGAAAGGAGGTTCAGAATGATAGAAGAGAGGAAGGTTATTTTGAAGAAAGGGGAGATTTATCTGATGTTGATAAATGCACATTAGCATTATTTAATTTTTTAATATCAACTGTATATGAAGAGAAAACACCTGAAGATACACAAAGATTAGAGGACCTTTACGCTGAAAAAGAAAGAAGAGAACAAATAGAGAAAGAGACGGAAGATGATGAGAATCTAACAGAACTTAGAGCGATTGACATCGAAATAGAAGAAATTGAAGGTCGTATTGACATTTATGATATTATCTACGAAGGTAAACATTATTTCTTACATTCATTCAAAGTTTTAGAGAGTGATGGTGAGAGTCGTGCAACATGGGCGGTTGGTGATGAATATTATACTGAAAAAACGGCATATAAAACAGTTGAAAACTTAATTGATGATGTCGGACTGGAAGGATTTAGAACAGGATTTGTTGAGAATCATATTGATGAAGAAGAATTGAAAAATTACTTTAGAGAAAGTGAGGAAGATTATGTTAGAGAAAATTTAGAAGATTTCTTTGATGAAGATGATTTTGAATATTCTGACTCAGAAGTCCAACAAAGAATTGATGAGATTACTGAAATGCTGGAAGATTCTGAGAACTTATCACAAGAACAATATGACGAATTAAATGAAGAGTTGGACGAGTTAAAAGATAGTGATAAAACTATACCTGAAAATTTGATTGAAGAAAAGGTTGAGAGTTTGTTGGAGGATAAAACTTATGATGCGGCTACAACAATTAGAGATTACGGTCTAAATATGCAAGATTTTGTTGATATGGGCGCGTTAATTAAAGATGTTGTTGATACTGACGGATATGGGAATACAATTAATTCATACGATGGTACAGAAGATACTGTTGAGTTTGATAACGAAACATACTATATTTTCCAAATAGATGGTTGATATGGAAAAAACCGACAAACGGAAATACAATAGAAAGAAAAAACACTTGAAGTTAAATCCTGAGTGGATAGTCGAACACACTCCTGATTTTGAATATCACTATTATAAATTAATGGATTTTATTAAATATTCTGATTCACAGATTGATAAATTTGAGTTATATCCATTATTTAGTGAAATGTCATTACATCTTGCTAACTTACAATCAATTAGTAATGACTCAAAATACATTACAATTGATAAAAAATTTAAAAGCGTTGATGATGAAATACTCATAACTGATTTAAAATTTAACCCAATTCCTAATATGACCGATAATGAAATTAAGGAGTTTGATAAAATTTTAAAATACTGTGGTCAAAAAATTTTTGAATATTTTAACATCGTTAAAGCACTTTGGACAATAACTTACGATTCAATATCTATCAATATAATTAATACTGAAAAATTTGACACTATCGAAAAGGGTTACTTTTTTACTGTATATAACGAAACAACGTACATTTGGGGATACAATGTTAAAATTTCTGATGTTGTCAGATTTGATAAAAAAAATGGAGTTAACATAATCTATGAAGATGTGAGTCAAAAAAATGTATTTGAAATACTACGTGAAATAGATGAGGATGATAAATTACCGGTGTTTGAATTATCATCAAAAAATGAGTTACCTTTAGAAAACACACTATTACCAGTCTTTAAAAGAAAATTACTTACATATATTACGCAAGCTAAAACTATTGTTGTTTTGAAAAATCCGTAGTATATTTGTAATATGGGTTTTAATAAAAAAATTGTTGGGGAGTTACAGATAGACAGTATTTGTAAAAATTTGAATGAGATTAGATATTTTTTAAAATCCGATTGTTTATTATTTACCACTAATGAAGTAGAACAAAAATTTAGAACATATGAGAAAAAATACATCTCCGACAGAAATTCTGTTAGCTAAACTTGAAACACCAATACATATCAATTATATTTCTGAATATATTCTTAGAGTTGGTTTAAATGAAACTAAAGAAAGAATTGACAATTTAATTGAGGATGGATTAGTTAAAGAAAGTGAATATGGAAAAGGATATTATGTCGCAACAAAAAGAAATGGTAAATAACCCTGAACACTATGGAGGAGTCTCAAATCCATATGAAGCAATAAAAGTAATTGATGCTTGGGACCTTGGGTTCTGTTTAGGTAACACAGTGAAATATATTTCTAGAGCTGGTAAAAAACACAAAGAAAAAGAGTTGGAAGATTTGAAAAAAGCTCTTTGGTATTTACAACATCACATTGAAAAGTTAGAAAATAATGATTGAAAATTATATTAATAAAGTTATTACCGGAGATTGCATTGAGGTGATGAAAGAAATGCCTGAAGGTTGGGTTGATTTAATTGTTACATCTCCACCTTACGGTGTTAATATCGCTTATGATGTTCACAATGATGACATGGAGATTGGTGAATATTTGGAATTTACCCGACAATGGTTAACTGAAGCTTATAAAGTATTGAAAGACGATGGACGTATCGCTTTAAACATTCCTTATGAGATTAATAGACAATCAAAGGGAGGTAGAATTTTCTTCGTATCTGAAGTTTATCAGGTTATGAAAGAGATTGGGTTTAAGTTCTTTGGTGTAGTTGATTTAGAAGAAGATAGTCCTCACAGAAGTAAAACAACTGCTTGGGGAAGTTGGATGAGTCCATCTAGTCCGTACATCTATAATCCAAAAGAATGTGTTGTATTGGCTTATAAGAAGGTTCATATTAAGAAAGTTAAAGGTGAAACACAATGGAAGGGAGAACCAACAGTAACTGAAGAAGGTAAGAACAAGATGGTTTATCAGGATGAAGATAAAAAAGAGTTTATGGAGTTAGTATTTGGTCAGTGGAAGTATTTTGCTGACACAAGGTCCCTAACTAAGGCAACATTCTCAATGGATATCCCAAACAAGGCAATTAAAATTTTATCTTATAAGAATGATATTATTTTAGACCCATTTAATGGAAGTGGTACAAGTTGTGTGGCGGCCGAGATTAATGATAGAAGATGGGTAGGGATTGAATTATCTGAAAATTATGCAAATATTTCTAGAGAAAGAATACAAGGATTTGTTGACCAAAAGAAACAACAAAAATTAGAATTTGAAAACGGGGGGCAATGACCTCCGTTTTTTATTTTATGATATATTTATTAATAAAAGAATTATGGAACAGGTTATTATTGAACTTTTGACAATACAAAATCAATTTAGAATATATCATTGGCAAACAAAATCATACGCTAGACACAATGCTTTTGGAACTGTTTACGGAGATTTAGACGGTTTGATTGATGAATTTGTTGAAATTTGTATGGGTAAACATGGAAGACCTGATTTCCAAGGGAAAGTAAGTTTAATACTTTCTGATTTAAAAGAATTGGACCCAACTCATTTCTGTGACACTGTTATTGAATTTTTAATTGATTTAAACAATAAGTACGACAAAACAAAAGACAGTGACTTATTAAATTTACGTGATGAAATTATGGGTCTAATCAACAAGTTGAAATATTTGTTGACTTTAAAATAATCAATTTTAATTTCTTATTATGAAAGACGTAGCGGGTATTTTAGTTAAATATCAAGATAGGTGTTTGCTTTGTAAAAGAGCTCCGGGTGAGCATTTGGAAGGGTATTGGTCAATTCCTTGTGGAGGGGTTAATCCTAAGGAAGATTTAAAAGATGCTGCGGTAAGAGAATTTAGGGAAGAAACTTATTTGGTTTTGAATCCCCAAGAAGTTTCTTATGTAACATCAATTCTTAATTCAAACAAGAAAAAGGTAATAACATCTATATTACATGTATTTTATACAAGGGCTTCAACAATAAAAAAACCTAATTTAGAAAAGGCAAAAGATGGGTTTGAACATACTGAATGCCGTTATTTTGGGTTAAGTGAGGTGGATAATTTAAAAATTACTCCAAAACTCAAAGAAATTATCAAAAAAGCCTTGGCAAATTAAAAAAAAAGTATTAGATTTGTATCACTTTTGAAATATTAAAGATATTTATATTTCACAAGAAAAAAACTCTAAAAAAGTTTGACACTTTGAAAAAAATGTCGTAAGTTTGTAAAAGATTTGAGATAGGTAACGATTCAGATACAAGTCTCAAAAAAAATAAAACAAATTACTTGACAAGAACAGAAAAATGTCGTAACTTTGTAAAACAAATCTCAAATGTGAGATTTAAAACGGGGAAACGTTCTTTGAAAATACCTAAATACCCCCTTTGAAGTATATAGGTAATATTAATTATCCGTTCAGTAGTTGATTATGAGACCTTCGGGTTGATTATGAGACATTTAATCTGATAAACGATAATGGGCCGTGTATGGTCCTTAAATAAACTACGAAAGTAGGATAAAGTGGTCTCCCCTGTGTTGAGGAGACTGCGGTTTGAAACCCCGTAAGGGGAATTGAACTCAAGTACACAAGTGGGATATCATCAAACCTTTAGTACCGAGGATAACTTCGTAGGGAAAATGGTAGGGTGACTTGGGAAAGTAGATTCTCAAGTTGAGTTCGGAAGAACAATAAGAATAACCCATAGGAACTCTGTAAGAAATGTGACCATCCAGTTACACTATTGCGGGTCCCAATATAATAGAGGACTTAAAACCGAAAGGTAAGATAGAGAACGAGTGGTGTCGCTACTATCCCTAAGGAATACCTACCAAGGTATCTTTATGAAGTAATCTTGAAATATGGAGGTGGGGACACTTCACGGAGTAGTTTAGTATTCTGTCGCTCAAAAGGAGACGGAGCTTACGGTGGACCACTACTCTGACACATCTACTACACAAACCTAACATTATTACAAAATAACTAAGGAAAAGTGTCCATCAGGTTTAGGTGAAAGGTCACTACATAGTAATGAGACGTTCATTGCACAGAAAGACCCCAAGTCTAACTGTAGTTTTACGAAAAACCTTTAGTCCCGCAAGGACGAACTGGGACGGCAGTCTCGGAAAGAGTTGAGTAAGAAGAGAGTAACTTAAACCTCAAGGAGTGGTAAACCTAAAAGACCGTGACTGAGAAATACTTCTCAAAAGGAAGTGGATACGAAGGGAAACAATAATCCTTCAAAAGGTTCTCACATAAAGCTATAATCTCAGGCTATATTAACTTATCTGACCTGTCGTTCTGACGGGTTTTTTTGTTTATAATAGATACTTAATGATATGTCAATATTAGAAAATTTAAAAGAAGTTTTACCAGAGTGGTCAAAAATTTCAGTTAGAGAGTTACCTAACAAAATCGAATACGAAATTCATATTCAACCAACAATTACTGATGATGAACATTTTAAATTGATGGTTAATATAAAACAGGCTTGTCAGGGAAAATTTTTAGAAAGATATACAAAAGAAATCGGAGAACATTTTTATATTTATACAAAAAAATAAAATGGAAACAAGTCAAATAGAAAAGGAATTTATTAAGATTAAAAAATGTATTAATTCTGTTAAACATTTTGGACAAATCCAATCTTGTGAAAATTTAATTAAGTTATTTTCATCAAAACATTTTGATGAGGATATGTCAAACAATGAGGAATTACAATTTGGTTCTGAAATTACAATATTAAATAACCTTTTGAATAAAAAAATAAAAAAGTATAAAGAACTATAAGTTTTAACCTCACAAATGTGGGGTTTTCGTTTTTTATGGTATTTATTAATTATGAAAGTTATTCTTAAAGAGAGTCAATTCGGAAAATTATTGAATGAAGCTAAAGGTGTTAACGAGGCTTCAATAGAATATGTTAACTTATTATATAAAATCATTGAACCTAAGGTAATTGAAATGATTTCAATTGGTAAAAATGATACTGATGAATTTTACGTTGAGGGGAATGAAATTTTAAAAAAATTCAGAAATAATTTAGACACATATTATGAGTTCCCAATAGAATATCTTGACGTTGATTTAACTTTTAAAGTTACCAAGAAAAAACCTGAAAACGGGTTAACGTTCTCCACTGGTGGCGCGGCTTATCCAGTTACTCTTGATTCTAGTGGAGGTTCATATCTTAAAGAACCTGATGAAGATTTACCTGTAAAAGTTTTAAAAAATGTAGATAAAACAATCTACGCTAAATTTGAGTTTGAGGTTTATATTAATATTGAGTTTGATTTTAGTCAGATGAATGAATTATTGTTTGATTTAAGAGATACTATAACTCACGAATTAAATCATATGTACGAATTCTATAATAGAGTTCAAAAAACTCCACCTTCTGAAGTTAGTTTAGCAAAATCTTTTTCCGGAGGTAAAAATATTAACACCCCTAAAAAAATATTTAAAGTTTACACCAAGTTTTTAGATTATTTATATTATTCTGAACCATGGGAAATAAATGCTAATGTTCAAGAGGCGTATTCTAAAATACTTAGAATGTCATGGGAAGAATTTAAAAAAACAAACCAATATAGAATTGCCGATGAGATGGAAAACTATAGTGGTGAAAAAATGTTTGATGAGTTATATAATGCAACAATGGAGAGAAGTCCTGAAGCAGTTCTTTTTCATATTAGAAATTTACATAAATTTTATTTGAAACAATATTTGGAATATATTGTCGCTGAGAGAGGTGATAAGATTAAAAATGAGGAAGAATTATTGAGAGACGAAGTTTTCAAAACTAAAAATATTTTAGAATTGTTTAAAAAGTTTGAGTCAAGAATCAATAACGCAGGTAAAAAGTTAAAAAGAAACTATGCCAGATTAATGACAATTGAAAGAGATGAATGATAAATTACATAAAATTAATAAGTTTATCGAAGGTAAAACTTTTGTTTACGACCATGATGTTAGGTTTAATCAAAACCCTGTAAAGGTTTACTACCAATTTCATATTGATGGGGTTAAAAGATTGATTTCAATAGGAGAATGGAAAGACCATCTTTTTGTTTCGGTTAAAATTGTAAATGGGGAAGGGATGGTTAATCTGTATCTTAGTCATTTCAAAAATCAAAGAATTGTGGGAAGAGAGTCAGTTTCTAATAACTGGTTTGAGTTCTCCGTTCAGACGGGTCAAGATATTGAATCTTTTTTAAATTTTTTTAATATTGATATGAAAGTTGTAATTGATACGATTGAATTTGAACCAAATAAAGATTTTAAATCATTTTTAAAAGATGAGTAAATTTATAATTACAGAAGAAGAGAAAAAAAATATTTTATCGCAATATAATTTAATTAATGAACAAGATTACGGAGCTCAAAGATTAAATTTGGGGGAGATTTCTGGTAAAACTTACGAATTTTATTTACAACCAGGTAAAAAAAGTGAAGAATTTAAGTTTACAGATTCCTCACAACCGCACCCAACACCTAAAGCTTATTTACCAAAAGGTAAAAATAGATTTTTAATTAGTCCAAAAACACTTACTTATTGGAGTGGTGAGACTCAAATGAATTATTCGTTTGTAACTAAACCAATAACTGATGGTAGTGAAACTTATTCTTCAACTTCTTTATACACTGATAAAAATATGATACAAACGTCTCAATTTTTATTGACAATCGCTTATAAGCCGGACTCACCAAAGTCTAAGTGGAGAAATGAAAGATTCTATGCTTACAGTGACGATTTAAAGAATGATATGGTGGCTAACAAATTAATCTAATTTGGATTAATTAGAATTATTTCGTATCTTTGTGCTCGTTATGAGTAAAAAAGAACAATACCAACAAATTTACGAGGATGATGAGGCGGTTACCGTTTGGACTTATGATTTAACGAAGTTCAAGAATGGACCAATCTCTGTTGAGATTAAGTATAAGAATCCACCTGAAAAAAAACAAACCAACCGACAAAAATACTCCAAAAAGAAATAATATGAAAGTTATATTTTTAGACCACGATGGGGTAATTTGTCTATCCAATAATTGGGGGTCACGATTTAAGAAACAAAAAAAGTATAGAAAAAAATTGAGTCAATCAGTAATGACAATGCCTCTTGATGCTCGTTTTGATAACTTTGATAAGAAAGCAATCAAGGTACTAAATGAAATCTTGGAACAGACTGGAGCTGAAATCGTTGTATCTTCCGATTGGAAAGTTTGGTGTTCAGTTGAAGAGATGGGTGATTACTATGAGAAAAAAGGTATAATCAAACGACCAATTGATTTCACAACAAATATGATTGATGGAGACAAGGTAACTTGGTTCCGAAATTGGGATTTGGAAGGAACAAGAAGTGTACAGATTCAAGAATGGTTAAAGGAACACCCTGAAGTGACACATTGGGTGGCAATTGATGATTTGGAGATGGGGAAGACTGGACTACGCTACTCAATGGAATATGAACACGAGTGGGGATTGGATAATTTTGTATTAACACCTTTGAACAATGAAGGTATCAAACAGGTTGGGGTTAAAGAAAAGGTATTATCTTTCTTACAAGGATAATATTTATTTGTGGGTTCAAAAAAAAGTTGTATATTTGTTAAATGAAAAAAATAATACTATACACACTAATCTTAATTTTACCAATTTTCATTTGTGCTAAAATTGTAAGTACCTATTCAAATGACTATTCATGTGAATATTTTTCTATTAAGTCTAGTAATAAGTTTCACGTAATTACTTTTAAAAAAGATAAAGTTAAGTTTGGAGTTTCAAACTCTACAAAAGGTAACTTTAATTTTTATGTGAATTCAAATTTCTTTGGTACCAATGGTAAAGCCATCGGTGGAGTTGTGATGGATGGTAAAAGAAAAAGTCAAAGAGTTAATAAAGGAGGGTCATTCATTGTTAAAGATGGTAAACCAAATATTGTTTTTGGTTCAGTGGATAATTGTCAATACGAATCTCAAAGTATTATATGGGTTTTAAAAAACGGAGTAAAGAATACTGGTATGTTAAAACAACCACATGCTAAAGAAAAAGTTATGCGTCTTTTGATGGGTAAAAACAAAAAAGGTGAAATTGTTGTAATCCATTCTAATCAATATATTTTAGTAACAATGTCTGAAATAGTTAATGTAGCGGTTGATAATGGAGTGACAGATGCTATAATTTTAGATAGTGGTTCTTCTGTTGATTTAATGTTAACTAACGGAAGTTTTTCACATAGTGTGAAGTCAGTACCTTCTGAAATTAAAGGTTTGGTTGGTATTAAAGAACCACCTGTTTACATTACAGGGTCTTTTTAACCACAAGTGAATCTTTTAATATTTTTTGCAACTTCTTTAACATAACCGTGAGTTGAGATGTTTACACTATCCCATCTTTCGGTTGTGTAGTTTGGTAGATAATTAACGGCTTTTTTATCTTTATAAATTTGAAGACCTGACTTTGTTTGTGAGTCAGAACATTTACCTTTAATTTTTGGGTCAGTTGTTTCACAATACGGTGTAATATAAGATGGACCCAAATTAAAAGTTGCAATTGCCATATCTAAAGCCGCATTACCGGTCCCCTCTTTAAAATTAGAGGATGGTTGATTCTGAGCATATCCGATACTAACTAGTTTGTCGTAATTATTTTTAATAATATTGTATGCTGCCCTTAAAGACCCTATAGTTGTATATAAATCGTCGACTGGTATTCCAATCTCCTTGGCTGTTTCAGGTCTTATTTGTGCGTATCCAATAGAACTATCACCACCTAATTTTTGCCATAATTGTTTAAGTGGGCCTAAATATTTGTATCTATCACTTGTCCCAAAGGTGGTTTCTCTACCAATGATTCCTAAAGCAGTCTTTAAAATATTGGTATTTAAACCTTCTTTTTTTAGAGTAAAATAAGCGTGTCTGAAAAGATAAGGAATACAGGCAATTTGTTGATATTTAGAAGTCAATATAGTTGGAACTGGACTACCATCCTTCATTATTGGATTTTTATTTTTATCTAATTCTTTTGGGTACTGTTGTTCTGAATATGACGGAAAAAGTTTTTTTGCTTCAATTCCTTGGTAAGGTCCGTTTATCAAAGTGTAACCACCTTTTTTATTAGATTGATAAACCCATTGTTCATTTAAAACTTTTTTAACTAATTTAACAATGTCTGATTCTGTAAGTTTGATAATTCTACTCATAATTTTATAAATATTTGATAACTTAAAAAAAAATGTATGATACACCTTGTTAGAATAAGAAATCTGGTGTATATTTGTAAAAGAAAATAAAAACAAAAAATAAATATTATGAGCAAAAAAAACAAAAAACAAAACAGTGAGTTGATTGAGAAATTAAATGAAATCCAATCACAATTAAATGAAGTTAAATCAGATGCAGGTATCGTAGTTGAAGAAGCGGATATCGTTTTCACACGAGAACAACTTGAAAACTTCTTGGTTGAATACACCAACAAAATTAATGAGTACATCTTTGATGAAATGATTAATTCATTAGATGCTAATGATGTGGTAACATTTGACGTAGATGGTCGTGAAATTGTACCAAGTATTGACGAAGATGTTTTGAGAGACGCATTCGTAAGTGCTACAGAAGGTGTTGAAAACGATATTATTATGGAATATGCTGACGAAGCAATTTCCGAAGTAAACTAATTTGTAAAGAAGACCCCACAATACCGATTTATCTGCGGTTGGACAGTGTGAACCTGGCGGGAAGGCTCCAAGGCTATGGGGGAGGCTACACAAACTTGAATCAGATACCCCAATTATGGATGGAAGGGGTTAGGGACCTTAAATGGTTGTAATACAATCCACAAGTTGTAGAAAGACTGGACAATTCTACAATATACACTCTTCTTACGAGTGAGACCGACCATGTAACTTTGGGGGTAGGGTTAAGATGTCCTGAGGGTAACCCTGTAATATGGGTGAGAGTAGAGGTCTTCGGTGGATGGTTACTACGGTCCCACTCTCTTGGGGCATATCCGAAGAAATACTATGGATGGTAAATACTACAAACCAAAGGTCGTCTCGTGAAATACCACACGGACAGAGAAGACGACCTTTACCTTTTTAAAAATGAATATGAATTACGGAAAAGAGTTTAGAAAGTATGCTATGAGTGAGGGGATTTCCTCGTTGAATTTGGATAGATTTGAAAATGCTTTAACACCTTATGTGTTAGAGGAAAGAGAATTAAGAGCGACTCAGATTGATATCTTCTCACGATTAATGAGAGAAAGAATTTTGTGGGTATCGGGAGCGGTTAACCAACATATGTCAGATATTGTTCAGGCTCAGTTGTTATTTTTGGACTCGGTTGAACAACGTGATATTACATTATACATTAACTCACCTGGTGGTTCGGTTCTTTGTGGACTAGGAATTGTTGATTTGATGAACTATATTAAGTCAGATGTTGCAACAACAAATATTGGAATGTGTGCGTCTATGGGGTCGGTCTTACTATCATCAGGTACCAAAGGTAAAAGGTCATCTCTAGTGTATTCAAAAGTAATGACACATCAGGTAAGTCACGGAACCGAAGGAAATGTTCAGGACACAAGAATTAATCAAATGGAGGCTGAGAAATATAACTACATTTTGTTTAAGATGATTGCCGAGAATTGTGGTAAAACGGTTGAGGAAGTGTTGGGGGTTTCAAGAAGAGACAAATGGTTCAACTCGGATGAGGCAAAAGAGTTTGGTTTGATTGATGAGGTAATTAAGAGTGAGGGAACCAAAACAATTTCTGAGATGTTAGTAGGTTTTGATGACTACTACAACAAGGAAGTTTTTAATAGATAATATAAAATGAAGAAGTAGCTCAGCAGGTAGAGCATAGGGACAGAAATCCCTTGTGCCGCGAGGTTCGATTCCCGCCTTCTTCACTCTTAAAACCGAAGATTTCTTCGGTTTTTTTTGTTTTAGTAAAAATAATTTTGTAAATTTGTAGAAATAAATAATGGACTATGAAAGGTTGGTATGAAACAATGTTATGGGTAATCGGTGTTATTGACTCTTGTACCCATCCCATACAAGATATCGCTTGTCGAAAACTTGTAAAAAATTATTTAACCATGTATGGGAAACAATTAGGTGGACCGACGGGTGATTTATACAGGGCGACAGAACAACGTTTAAGAACGGCAATTGATGAAAACAGATACAATAGATTAATCAATCAATAAAATAATATTATGTATAAATTAAATCATGATTCATTAGAGTTTGTTAAGGTAAACAAATTTAAATTCTTTTCAAAGATTGGAGTTGTAACAATTACAATGGCTATCCTATCATCACTATTCACCTTTTTTTGGACTAAATCTCATATCGTAGAGACGATGACTGAGTATGAAAAAGTATTGTTGGTAGAAGAAGTTAACAAATTCTCGGAAGACAAGATGGTTGAAAAAATCAAAGAACTTGGATTTAAATATCCACACGTTGTTATGGCTCAAGCAATCCTTGAGACTGGTAATTTTAAGAGTCCTGTTTTCCAAGAGAACCATAACTTATTTGGAATGAAAGAAGCCACAAGCCGATTGAATTTGGCAAAAGGAACCCAAAATAATCACGCATCATATGCAAATTGGGAAGATAGTATTTTGGATTATGCATTGTGGTGTTCAACATACGCAAACAAAGCACAATCAGAGGACGAGTATTTCCAAATCTTAAATAGTCTTGGTTACGCTGAGGACGGGACATACGAAATGAAACTAAGAGAAATTATTAATAAGTACGATTTAAAGAATAAGTTTAGTTGATGTATTTATAGAATATGAAATACGTCATTACGGAATCTCAACATAGACAAATCATAAAAGAAATGAACGAGGAAACCCTTAAAAAGGTTTCAACCAATTGGTTCAAGAAACAAATTGCACGAGGTGAGGACCCACATATTGATGGGTCCTTACTTATGTTTTTAGGGATTAAAAAATACTCAACGGCTCACGATAGATTACTTAGGTCATTAAGGGAGTTTTTGGGTAATGGTATATATGAGGCAGCGGACAATAGGACTAATAAAGTATTTAACACATCTGACTACCCTGAAATATCAGGCGGATATGACTTTAAATTCAAAGTTAATATTGTTGATAGAGACATGTTTCAATTATTATTAGGGATTGATGTTTTACCTGGTGGTGAGGTGGATTTAATTATGACAGATGGTGGAGTTCGTGATTTAAAAGATGCAATGCTTGACGATGAAATTGGAATGGAAATTCACCATGAATCTGCTGATGTAATTTATAGAATCATAGAAGAGGAAATTACTGACTATACTGGATTTAACTGCGTTGTAGAAGACATCAATTATATTTAACAAATCTTTTAACTCTTTCTTTGTAACCTTTTCTATTTATATGTAGTATATTTGTATACTGACACAAATCACATGGATAACACTTTACTTTATCTTAGTCAAAATTTTACACAAGAAGATGTGGATAATACGGTAAAGTTTATTGAGACATTAGATGAAAAGTTACCATTAATTAGAAAGATATCTTTTCTAACCGTTGAAACAATCCAAAACATTATCCATCACTCAGATAAAAATAAAAAAGGTGAAACTTTTGCATATTTTGAATTAATTAAATCTGAAGAAGGTTATTTAATAAAAACTGGAAACCTAATCTCAAAAGAAAACACCGAAGGATTAGAAAAAAGACTGAACTGTGTTTTAAGTTCAACTGATGAAGAGATAAAAGAAAAAATATTAAATAGGTTACAAAATTCTGAATTTAGTGAAAAGGGTGGTGCGGGAATAGGACTCCTGTCAATTAAGAAAAGGGTAAGTCAAGGAATGTCATATAACATTGAAGTATTTGAAGGAGAGTATAATTTTATACATTTTGAAATAAAAATTTAAAAAAACTTGACATAACTGAAAAATTATTGTAACTTTGTCAAACAATTACATATTTAATTAGAAACAATGAAACAGAACTCAAAACATAACGTAACTAATCTCCCGATTAACGTGGGCCAATCTTGGTTTACGATTAAGGGGCAGGATTGCCGTAAGTTCAGGGTTCTTAATGAGATGTAAACGTATCATCAAATATATAGAAAGAGACCCTGGACTACAAAAAAGTTCAGGGTTTTTTTTTGGTTCTTTGACATATTGGAAAAATGACTTCGTAGCTCAGCAGGTTTAGAGCATCGCACTTTTAATGCGAGGGTCGTGGGTTCGAGTCCCACCGGGGTCACTTTTTATACACGTCAGTGGCAGAATGGTTATGCAACGGTCTCCAAAACCGTGAACACTATGTTCTATGAGGGTTCGAGTCCTTCCTGGCGTGCAACAAGCCTCTATAGTTAAAAGGTATAACGATTGATTTGTAATCAATTGTTCTTGGTTCGATTCCGAGTAGAGGCTCTAACATTCTCACGTAGCTCAGTTGGTTTAGAGCATTTGTCTGATACACAAAAGGTCGTTGGTTCGATTCCAACCGTGAGAACTTAATTCGGGATGTAGCTCAGTTGGCTTAGAGTACTTGGTTTG